CTTCAAAGATAGTTCTATCTTTGATCATATCCTCAATAATATCAATAGGTCTTTTTCCTGTTTTAGCTACAACATCATCTAATTTAGCTTTATTAGGTTTAACATTAAATGGTGCAAATAATAATGTTGTGACTGCAAAATCTTCTGCACTTGGCATATCATCACCTAATGCCAGTCCAGTTGCTGTATATGCAGTGGATGATGCTACACTTTTTCCAACAATGTTATTTACAATAGGATTGGCAAAAGGAAGTAAAGCTGGAGCTTTATAAGCAGCATATAATTTAGCTGCTGTTTTTGCTCCTTCAGTAATTCCTTCCTCCATAAAAATATCCCACCATTCACCAAAACCATTAACTTCACCACGTTTTAATGCTTCAGTATAAATACCTTGAATAGTTCCTGCAGACAAACCACCACCAATAACTGCTCCTCCAGGTCCACCTGTAAAACCACCAGCTATAGCACCAGGAACAAATGTTGGAATTTCAGCCACTAAACCTACAGCACCTTCAGTAAGTTTTTCTAAAAATCCAGTTCCTTCAGGTAAAGGTTGATCAACTTGATAACCCCATTNACCACCTGAATGATATTTAATNATTTTATTTAAACCTGAATTACCAAAAGCTCTTTTCATATAAGGTTTAAATTGATACCTTTCATCATCTCCTAATAAAAATTTTTGTATTCTATCTGCTGCGTTATCATCAATTATTTGATCTTCTGTTTGTATTTCAGGATAACCTACATCTTTTTCTACTTGCTTGGAGACTTCTTGCCAAAAATTTTTTATTTGACTTCTATCTACTTCTTTTTTTCCAAAGCTATCCATAATAACATTTAATGGAATATCTGCCTGTTTCATTTCAAGAAGTTTATCTTCTTTAAACTGATTAATTTGATTTGTAGGTACTCCTGCTTTGATCATATCATTTATTTGATCAACAATTACTGGCATTACTGTTCCTTTTTTTGTTTTAAATAATTTTGATATTCAGGAGAATTTATATAATCGTTATAATTTTTATGTTTATTTGGATTCCAAGGTGGAGGTAAAATTGTTGTACCTTCTACAGATTCTGCTGATTTTTCTGAAATAATTTTAGTAATTAAATCTTTGTTAGGTTTGTAATCACTTAAATTTTTAAGAATAAAATTTTTACTTTTCATATTTAAAATATCATTAATATTAGTTTCACCTCTTTTAATTGCTTCTGCAAAATTAAATATCATTTGTGATTGAAAATTATTAAGTCTGTTATCAACTGTTGTATCTAAATATTGTAATGAACTTTCTCCTTGAATGTAAGGTTGTAATTTTTCTATGACTGTATAAAGTTTCTTATGATTATCTATAAATTGTTTATTGTTTTTATTAGGTAATAAATAGTTTAAATAAAATCCAAATTCTTTTTTAGAAATTCCATCACCTACTCTTTCAGTAATACTTTTTGGTGTTGTTTCACCTTCTAACATGAAAGGTGTAATGTGATCTGTTATTTGTCCTGATAATATTCCTTTTTGAATATCAAAATTTTTATAATAATTATTTAGATTAGAAAATTCTTTTTGACCAATTTTAGTTGATAGCTCTACAATTTGAGATTTAGCATTTCTTTCATAATCATTTTTTGGTTCACCTAAAATATTATTAATTTTTAACTCTGTTAATGTTTCTAAAGTATCACTATCTCCATAAATTTGTTGATAGAAATTAATTGCTTTTTGTTTGTTTTCATTTAATGCAGCTGTATTTCTATTGTTAAGTTCTGCAGTATTTGATCTTCTAATTTTTTTAGCATAATCTATAATTGTTCTTTTTTCATTTTCAGGTAATGATTGCCATAACTTTATTTTATCTATGTCACCATTAAATGTTCCTTTAGAAATTTCTTCATAATTATCAAAAATACTTTGACCTGTGCTATCTTCTGTAAGAGATAAATCTGAAGTAAAATAAACTTGTCTATTTTCTAATATTTGTTTGTCAGCTAATGCTAATACTTCTGTTTTTTGAGTGTTAGTTAAAGCATTTAATTTATTAATATTAGCTTTTAAATATTGAGGTTGTTTAACAGCTAAATCTTTAGCTAATTGATTTTGACCAAAAGATAAATAGGCTTGAGTATCTTTTTTCTTTATACCATCATCTTCATCTGTATAATGTTTACTAATAATATCATTAACATTTTGTTCATAAGCATCTAAATATGTAATTCCATTTAATTTTAAAGCTAAAGCATCTTTTAAAATAAAATCATCAGCAACATTTCTTGTTTCTTTAATTTGTTCATTTCTTGAATTTTCTAAAGATTTAATTTTAAATAATCCAGCAGTAGAATAAAATTTATTTTCTAATGCTTTTTTAGTAAAATTATCAAATTCTTTTAATTTATTATTTTTTGTATATTGCCATAATTGATCTACACCATTATCAAAAGATGCAGAAGCATCAGTGGGATTTGAGTTAGTGCTTGTTTCACTTTGTATTGAATAAAATCCTTTTGTACCATCATCTTGATCAATATAAAGGTCAGATAAAATTCTTGTTGCTTTATTATTTGCCTCTTGTTTTTTTTCTTTTACATAAACTTTAGTTAAATAATCATTTACAGGTGCAGTAATAGATGCAAGATTTTGTCTAGGATCAACAGTAACATCAGTTTTTGTACTAGGCACTTCTGCTGTTGGTCTTGTTGTGGCTGTATATGTAGGTATCTTTGGCATATTATCCTGTCATTGTTAGTAAACTTGTTCCAGCTTGTGTTGCAATTTTAACTTGTTCAAATTTTGCTTGTTGTCTTGCAAGGTCTGCTCCTATTCTTGCAAAAGACGCTTCTTCAAATTTTTTAGCTTGAGCTACTTGGCTATTATATCTCATGTTATTTTTTTGAATTTCAGCCTCTCTCATATTAGCAATTTCAATTCTTCTTCCTGTACCTTCTCCAATAACAGCACCTGATTTACCTTGAGAAACTTTTGTTTTTCCTTCTAATTTTTTAAACTCTTTATCAAATGTTGTTAGATCAAATTCTAATTGTGCATCTAATGCTTTACCTTCTTGTTCAAGCACTTCTCCTTTTCTATTATTAACTGCAGCATTATAAGCTCCAATTTTTCCTGCTTGTTGAATGCCTATAATAGATGACCCAGCTACCACATAAGGAGCTGCTGTTGTTAATACTGGTGTTACTGCTGATACCCAACCCATTTAAAAAATCCTCGCATATCTATAATGATCTGAACCATCGAAACCATAATGTTTCATCAGACCTTCGTTTTCTAATCCTAGCCATTTAGCGAACTTTAGACCGATTCTAAAGTCTGATCTAACAGCTGTTTGAACTCTTTTTATATTATTTTCTTTTGCTAGTCTTGCAAAATTTTTTTTAATTGCTCTTGCGATAACTATCGGATGATCCCAAACTTTGCTTGTAGCCAACACCCAACCTTCTGCTACACCACCCCAAATGATTTTCATTCCAGCAGATGCGATAGGTTGATTGTTAATCATGCAAGTGTAAGCTAATCCTTGTTGTTCGAGTTCCATTGCATCGCCATCAAACTCTGCATCTTTATCCATAAGTACATGGTTCATCTGACTAGCAAGAATAATCTTACCATGTTTTGATATATAAGGCACTATATTTAGTAGGTTATCCATCGTTTGTAACTAGATTTGGGTATAACGATAAAACAGTTAAAGGTAAAGGTTGAGTTTGTCTAACAAAGATAAACCCATCTGTTTCATAGTTTCCTCTAAACTCTATCTCCTTATCTCCTGTAAATACAGGTATAGCAGTGTCCATGGCATCTGCAGATGATCTGAAAGGTATTCTTTCCATATTACTTAAGTCAGGTCCAACTTCTACACCCACACTTTCAAATAATCTTAATGATATATCATATATACGTTTAGTCTTACCTTGTGATGTTCCGTTGGCAGCTCCTGCATCTAATCTCATCGTTTGTAATAATGATGTGAAAGCTAAACCTACTTTTACTTTAGTAGATGATCTGTCTAAAGTGATAGCTCCTGAACTTACAGTCTTATCAGGATGTGTTGAACCATCAGCTAAAATTGATACAGTCTGACCTTCTAAATGATCTAATCCTGTAATGGTTGTTGTAGCACTACCATTATAATCAAGTTGTGAATCTAAAAAATTAAATGTTGTATTATCTGTTTCTGTAAAATCAAAACCATTGAGATATTCTACATATCTTCTTGTTACACTATTGATAGTTCTTTTAACAATAACATAAACTTGATATTCAGCATCATCAGTAGGAATAACGGCTACACTCTCACACACTGCATTACCTGAACTAAAACTACCACCAAAAATTTGTCTGTGCCAAGCCGTAACTTGTTGTTCTCTTTGATACGTTAGACCAATTAGTTCACCATCATCTCTTGTCATCCAAACAATTTGATTAGGTTCTTGTTGATATGCCATCTGTGTTATACCACCTTCAGTGATATGTTCTGCAAGGATTGTCATATCAGGTGCAAGATAACCATCAACATCAAAGTTATAGGCTAGTTCTCTAATCTTTCTTTTAGCTCTTTGTAGAAATAAAGTGGCGTTACCTGCTGCAATAGCATCCACGTTAGCTGCACCATGATTTGATTGTTTTTTAATTAATATGTTGGTAGGGGTGATCGCAACGTCTGTCCCTCCTCCTGATACAGTAAACTCACCACCAGCTGTTCCAACAATTAAAGTTCTTGTTGCCGTCATAAATCTAATAGCGTTTACTTGGTTCGATGCAATCGTATAAATAATAGCATCATCATCCGCTACTGTACCACCTCTGTTTTCATTCATGTTTTCATAGTCACCTGATTTAGAAAAGAATAATGTTTGAGGTTGATCTGTTGTTCCAGCAAAAACTAATCTTTGTTCAAAGAAGGTTACGCAAGTTGGATGACCTGTTGTGTCTGAAAAAGAACCTAATGCAAAATCTGTTGATGCAGTTGCTGAACCTAGATCCTCTATAATTTCTACTGTAATATTTGTTGTATCTGCTCTTGCAGTAACTTTCATATATCCATCTCTAAATCGAATTAATCGACCAACATCAGTAGCTAAAAATCCACTACCGCCATTGATGCCTGTAGTTGCTGAAGCTACAACTGAAACACCTGTACCTACAGTATGTGAACCAGGATTTAATGTTGTTGTTGTAATATTATTATCCAAGTATGGACCATCCGTAAAATCAACATCTGCTAAAGTCCAAGAGGTATGACCTGTTCTTGATAACTTTTCTACTTCATGATTAGGATGTGTAATGTACATCACGTCAGCAGATTGTGCGAACTTAATATCAAATAGTTCTGCTGTTAAGTATGGAGTTGATATTTCATAAACTCTGTTAGCTACACCGCCTGAAGTATAAGCTGTAAAACCTGTGCCATTAATATTTGTGCCATCAACATTTGTAATCTCAAATGTATTTGTTGTTTTGTTTGCTACTAAATATCTTTTATTATTAAGCTCTGTCATACCTGCAACACCTGTAATAGATATTTCATCACCATTATCATAGCTATGACCTGTTGCTGTAATTACAACTGGATTAGCTTGAGTTGCTCCACTAATTGTTTTATCACCTTCTAATATCTGACCATTATCTTTATAGAAACGAATATATTGATTACCAAATTCCATCATGTAAGTTTGTGTTGTAGAAAACTCAAAAGGTATCAATCTTGTTTTTTTTGAACTATCTTTTACTTCAGCTGTAAACTGTGTACCTGATCTTCTTGCTGCTGAACCATGTGGATAAACAATCATGTTCTCTAAAGTCTTACAGCCTGAAGCGTATTTATTTAGATCATTACGACCATCGAGTCTTGGTGATAATTCACCGCCAGTGAAGTTAGTTAATTGTACTGCAACTCTTGCCATGTATTAGAACCTCGAATTGATAAACGTATCAGCTCCAATAACATCCGCCATTCCTTTTTCAGGGTTCATGTTTTGACCCTCTGTTGAGTCTACAAATCTAGCATCTTTTAATTTCTCTTGAAACAAATCATACATATTTTTAGCTACAGGATTTGAAGAGGTTACAGCATAAGCAATGTCAGCAGCTAAAGCAGCCGATAAAGTTTCTCTTAATAATTCATCATACTCATTGGGGTCAGTAACTCTTGAGATATATAAAATTTTCATTGAAGAATTATCTGTTAATATTTTTCTACCTTCAATTTTATAATCTGAATCAAAATCTAATATAGTTAAAACTCTTAAACAATCAGCAGGTATAGTAAATTGTGATGTAAAACCCCACGCTGGAGTATCACTATCTGCTGCTAGTTCTACTCTTTTTTGTAAACAATTCCATGGGTGTGATCTGAATATTGAATCTCTTACTTGTGTAAATCTTGCATTACATAGTCGAGCATTTTTAGAATCTTCAGTCAAAGTTAAGATTGTTGATGCTCCTAACTGATTTAATGCTCCGTTACAAATGTCCACTATTGATGCCATAATATTTTATATTCTAAAATTAATTTAAAAGATAGGGGATTTCTCCCCTATCTCTATAACATGATTAATTAACTACGTATGAAATATTCCAAGACATAGTACCGATAGTACCACCAGCAGCTGCCATTGTAGCAGCGATGTAGTAATATCCTCCAGGGTCTGTAGAATCACCAGCTAATTCAAACATTTTTTTACCAGCAGTGTCGATGTCTGCAGCTTCGAATCTAACGTCTGCCATTGCAGCGCCATCAGCTACTGCAGTTGCAAAAACATCTTCATCTTTAACTGTTCCATCAGTTTTGTATATGCCGACATTGAAAGTACACGATCCACCTAAACTATCTGAACCAATGAATAAACTTGGTACAGCAGCATTTGAAGGGATCGGTGCTAACATAACAATATCGTCATTATCACTATCACCTGCTGCTAATTCAACTGTTCCATGTGCTGTTCTTANAACACCATGTANTTCAGCTGAGTTGTTAGCAACTTGAGGGGATGCCTCAAAGTTTGCAACTAGGTCTGTATTTTTAGTTCCCATAACTTTTATCCTCCTCTATTACGATTCTGTACATTGTACTTCAACAACTTTATCTTCTTCCATTCTAGTTGCTCCGAAAGACGCACAGTAGTACACTTGTGTAGCATACCCTTTGTCTGATCTTTCATCGATTCTAGCCATGACGTCTTTACCTACGCCAAGAGCGATTCCGTCTTGAGCATAAGCTATGCACGATCTTGTTGTGCCGTCTAAAGATAATCTGTTTGATACAATGAAGTTAAAACCAAGAAACGAATTGATCTCACCATTTGCCAATGCTTTGACAGTGTTGAAATCTGAACTTGTTACCTCAGTCGTTCCAAGAAGATCAGTGATCTGTTTAGGACCAACGATGATAAATCTTGGGATTGATGGATCAACACTATTTAAATCAAGAGTCTGTTTTGCAGTTCTTAATTTAGCAATAGTTAAACCAGCAGAACCATGTACGATTTGATTCGCATTAGCTGTGCTAGTTGATCCTGTTTCACCAGTGAACGCTGTTCCTAAAGCGGCACTAATGATTTCATCATCCATAGCTCTACCCATAGCAAACGCTGCAGCTTGAGCATAAGAAGATGTCGGGTCAATTAAAAGACGTACTTTGTCTTGTTCGTCAATCAAATCAGCAAATTCATAATCCACTAGAGATACCCTTCTTCTTGCATGAGGAGTATCAATCTGTGGAGTNTCAGAATGTCTGCTAGTTCTTTTTACAGCAGTTACTGATCCAACTTGATCGAAGAAAGCATTTTTTCCTACAACGCTTTCAACTCGTACTTTATCTCTTAACAACGAACCCATTTGTTGTGACAACATTTGAATGTTAGCAGAATACTGCTGTACAAATGCTGTAGTTACTTGTGATGACATATTTGTCTCCATTATTGTTAGGGTTAGTTATAATCAGAAAGGTTCTCTGTCGATGACAGGCATCTCTTGGATTTAAAGCCTTTTAGGCTAGAGTCTATTCCCTCTTGTCAGTAGGGTTCTTTCGAATTGTCCCACCTTTTACCCATTTATAATATTTATCACAAATTGGCAAGGGGTCTTTTTTTTGATACTCCGTACCAGTTTCCTTTACGATACGGAGTATTTCTAATCTAATCTCTTCTTTATTCAAATGATCTTCACTTGGCATTTTGCATTTCTCTCAATGTTAATACTTGTTGAACCATTTTTGCATGATCAGGATGTGTACTATTCCAATAAGGACCTGACTTATCATTAATAATTTGAGATATTTCTGAATCATAATCTCTACCTTGATTAACATTTTCACTCTCTGTGGATATAATTTTATCTTCAGAAAGCATATCAGCAATTTTGGCAAAGCCTTTAATGACATCAGGATTATCTCCAAGTCTTGATCCATCTTTCATAGGTAAATCTAAAACTTCAGCTTTCATATTTGCTTTTGCAAGTGATGCAGCTTTTTGAATATTCACATCATATGATTTACCCCACTCTTGTCTTAAGACTTGTTGAGCTTGTGCTTGTGCAGTTTCAGCATCAATTTGAGTTTGCTTGGCAGTTTGTTCCATAGAATTTTTATAGAAATCTAAAATACCTTGAGCTTGTTTATTATTTAAACCTAAAGCATGAGCATTCTCTGCAAACTGTTTGACTGCCGTTTCTTCGATTGGCACAACTTCTGATTTGGATTCAAGTTTATATTTATCAGCAGATTCAGGTCTACCTAATTTATCATAAACTTCATTCCAATGATCTTCTGTTGAATTTTGATTTGGTACAGCAACTTT